CATTTACAGATTGTGAGGCATTGTAAATATTGGATTTAAAGTCTTTCTCCATCACTGCGCCAGCTTTAGCCGCCTCAGTTACCAGTCCCATCATCTGCTGACGGGTGGATGCCAGTTGTGTTTCTAAAGCCTTTGCAGCTGCAGGGGATTTGTTGACGTCCATCTTCTTGAGCTGGGCTTCCAGTCTCTCACATTCCTGTCTCAGTTTGACAACCTGCTCCCAGTCAGAACTGACTTTAAAGTATAGTGTAGCCATATCTATTTCTTATTTCTTCTTCTGCGCGAAGCCATGTCCTTACCCTTCACCTTTGTAACCTTGGTACCGGTAACTGTATGGAGCTTGTCACGCTGCATTAATACTAAATTCCTGTATGGTATCTCATAGACCACTTCCCGGTATGACAGATGCAGATTTTCCATGAACGATGCAACCTGTCCCAAAAGAGTATCATTGCCTACGACCTCGGTTTCGCTGCCAGCAGACTTACGTTCCTCGCCAAGCTGACAGCTTTGAGAAAAACCTTTGAGTCAATCATAGAGAGTGCTTCATCTAAAGCATTTACGTTTTCTTCGTATGTTCCTTTTGCCAGTTCTTCACTTAAACTTTCGTCACCAGCTATCAGCCAGGAAATAGCCTTGCTGTAGGCCTCACTTTCTCCCAGGGAGAGCAGAACTTCTTTCAAATTGTCTGCTTCTTGTACGCCTGACAGATGGGAGATTGCCCCGGCCAGTTTGTGGATAGTAGGAGGGTAGAGCGTGTAGGCTTTCCCAGCGACAAACACCGTTCTGAAATCACTTCCGATAATGGATTCAGTTACTATTTTTGCTCCTTGATTCATTCTGATAAAAGATAAAAATTAAGGGGTGAAGCCATAAAGCCCACCCCTGTTATGGAATTCAATCTCTACCTATTGGATAGGCATTAAGCACCTGCTGTTACTTCAGATGAGTCAAACCAGTATTCCGGTGCAACTTCTGCATTTTGTGGTTCCAGTTCCACCGCACTTACAGGAATACCGACAGCCTTGTCTGTTGTGGCTTCACGTGCACCGATGTCAGCACGGGGAATCACACAATACTGGTCATCGTCAGTCAAAGCAACAAGTAACTTCTCAATGTTTACCTTGCCTCTTGCTCGTTTCCAACCCTTATCAGTGTTAATAATATCACCACCCATAAGGTCTTTCTTAGTAGGATAGTCGTATTCTCCGATAGTGAAGTTTACAGTAACATCACCCATTTCCTTATCACTTCGATAGGTCTGATTCGTGAGCTGGTTCTTGTAATTTGTACGACTTGCTTCCGCTTCTTCAATCGTCCATGTATCCTGATGGATATTCTTGATTTCTTTCAAGGTTTCACCCTGCAAAAGAGTATGCAAGGCTTGTCCTGTCAAATCTGCGGTAATCTCGCTTGTTTCGCCATACCAAAGCTTCTTGATATTCGCGGCTGTGACTTTCTTTGCTTCTGCCATGTTATTTCACATTTAAAACTTCAAACAAAATTCTTACATTCACATAGTGACACTTTAAGGCTGTGTCCTCCTCCGTTCCGATTGTGTCGATGGAATAATGATAGGTAGTACCGTCGTAGCGTCCGGTTATACCATCAAGCCGTTCTTGAGCTTGTTTTTCCAACGCATTCAGCCGGATGGTGTTGGCTTCGCCTTCCTTCAGGTCGGGAACGCAAAGGTTCACTTCTACGAAAGACTTCTTCCAGTACGTCTCCGGCTGCTGTTTCTTGGCGTGAATGACAATCCTTTCAGACTTCATTGGTCCCGTCAGCTTCTTGCCATGGGGAACGATTTCCATACCGAAAGGCTGGCAATCACGATAGAGTATGTTCGCTATGTCGGTGGTTACTATCATTGTACAATCTCCCAATCTTCTGCAAATACATCACTGATGGATGGTACCCACGAGTCTGCTCGTCCAGTATTCTCGTTATAGATAAGGCATTGGCTTGTGTAGTCAATGAAGCCCTTTCCTTTCAGGATAAGGTCTTTGGCTGACTGAGGAAGCGACTGCATCTTCGGAATAATATCGCTCTCAATATGAGACGGCACTTGCTTTATAACGAACAGTCCTTTGCCATTCCAACCTTTTCTTCGGATTGCACCTCCTTGCTTTAAAACTTCAATGGCGTCACCAAAATCCATTGCGTATGATAAATCATCAGATTTATCGTATGTTTTCTCGAAAATGTCTGGCTTACAAGGATAGAACTCGCCGTTTACACCTTTAATAATGTAATCGCCATAACTTGCAAGCATCTTACCCTCAAGAGTCTCAATGTACACACCTAGATAAGGCTCGTTGGTGTTACCATGCTCATCTATGCCAAAATCCGGATTATGCTCCAGTGCGGGAGTTTCACCCATAAATTCACATACTTCATCGAAGTTATCTACTTTAAGCTGAATAGCTTCAATTGCTATTGGTTTCTTTCTATACTTCATTTGATTTCCTCCTTCAATCGTTTCTCAGCATATAGGGCTGCACCAGTCAGGACTTCGTATCCTTTGGATTCTACGAAAGATGCGTATTCGGCTTCATTCCTCAACTCCAAGCCGTCATCCTGAACTGAATACTTGTTTGACTTACGGAGCGTTCCGGTCCGGTTCTGGTAACTTCCGTTCTTCACAGCGTAATCGACAGCTTCCTTGCCAACCTTATCTTCAACGGATTTCACCTCGGCATAGCCTTGGTCGAAAAAGCTGTCCACGTCCGAAAAGTCAAACTTTACATCCATATCTCTGAGTAACCAAAATAGTTTGCATTTTTTACCATATAAACCTTGCCAGTTCCCCTGATATTCTCGCCGTCCATACATCTGACTTCATCACCAGCCTTCAGGAAAATTCTCTTCTCACAGACTACGTGATAATTTGGTCGGTACACTTCGCCGTTCTCTGAAGTAAACTCCTTGGTTGAGTTATCGTCACACCGGCACTTGCATACGTCCTGCCAGCTTTCTCCACCGGTACCGGGAATGGGCCGGCCGAACTCGTCCGTTTCCATTGGAGTAAAGACTTTAACCTGTAATGTATGCGGAGCAAATATCATAGGAATCTGACTTTAGGTTTATCTGACAGAGTGTCATCAAGGCCGTACTTCTTACACAAGAAAGAATAATATTCCTTTACACCTTGAATATTCCAAGACATAGAGAAACCATTCTCACTGATGGAAGTGGCACGGAGCAATAGAGAGGGAATGAACTTCGCCATAGCTACCGACACGAAACCGATGTTTGACGGGCCCAACTCATCCTCTCCGCTTATCCCTGAAGACAGACTTATCTCCAAAAGGTCAGCCTCCGACAAATTAATACCGAAGGTCTGAAACTTCTGTGATATGTAGTCGTTTACTGTCATGCGTTCATGGTTGACAAATCGAAATTCACAATCAGGTTAGGGTTCGTAATCTGCGGAATCCACTCAGCGGTGTACTCAAGATAACGACCGTTACCATCCTTATAGCCGGAAATCAGCATTTCACCGTCTGCCTGAGTGTAATTACGTCCTGGCACACCGTCTACAGCTTCGTACGGAGTATGGAAACGCATATAACCAATCTTATCTTGTGGAAGCAATGTGATACGGTCGTCTGCGTAAATCTGTACGTTCTTACCGGTTTGGTCAAGAACATAATCTTCCTTGATTTCGATGGCTGGAAGTCCGATACCAGTAAAAATGGAAGAAGCCAGCTGGGATGTAATCAACCCGGTAGAGAGGTACATCTCGTTACCAGTTAACTGCATCTTGAACTTGTCACCAAATTCCTCAGATCCGATAATGTTCTTCACGAAGGTTCCTCTAGACATGATCATTTTCGGGAATGTTCCATAAATGGACTTCAGTTCGTTTACCTTCTGTTGTAGGTATGTGATGAATTTCGTTTTAGCTTCAGTTTCGGGAGTAATAAACTTGAACGGTAACTTGATTTCCAACAGGTTAACTCCTCCTGCATTGTCATCCTTGTTCTTAACTGTTGCTTCTCCGGTCATCAGCATAGAACCGAGAACCATATCCATACGCTTGTGGGGAGCCAAAAGCACCTGACGGTAGTCATCATAGATGAAGTTTACAATGTCCTGCATAGCTGCAATCTGGTCAGCAGGTTTTGCTGCATTGTATTTGTCAATCAAGTCTTGAAGTTCAGACAGACGATCGACGGAAATCTGGTAACGATCGCCCAAGTAAGCAATTTCTCCATATCCTGAACCTATATTCCGACGTTCACGGATAGGCTTCTCACCGTAGCGCGAATTGATAGAACCGGCCATCACGCCCGTAACCTGACCGATGTAGTCCTTGAACACACGGGTAGTCGTTCTTCGGAAGTCTAGATACTGCTGCCAGTAAATAGTATCCTTACGTGTCTGAAGTACGCGTTGAATAACAGCGCTAACGATGTTGGGGTCGTTAAACAGAGTATAAATAGTTAGCATCATATATTAGTCCTCCTTTCTTTATTTGCTTGCGATAATACCAGCTGCTCTTAATGATGCGAGAAGAGCGTTGATTTTATCTTTTTCATCACCACCTGCTGCATCATCAACTTTTGTACCTTGCTTTACCAATCCCAAGGTACTTGAGTTAGCTGCCTGATAGGTAGTGTTATTATCAGTCCAAGGAACTTCAACATAAGCTTTACCACCTTCCAATGCTACTGGATATTTCTTTCCGCTTTGAGAAAATCCTAATTGAATACCTCCCATTACAGAATCAGATGCTTCTGGCAGTTCATACGAAACACCAGCCGGTGATTGCACACCAGCAGCGTTGAACTGGAAATGCGGCATATTAGCTTTATCAATGTCAGAGAAAGGCATAACCAACTTTGTTGGCTCGATTTCAAAAGCTCGCATCAAAAGGGCAACTAATACGATGCCTTCTTCAACTTGTACTCTTTCGTACAAGGCTGAGTTGGCAATAACCTTCGGGGTAGTACCATCTACAGCTGTCGCTTCATAGAGTACAGTACCGGCTTCCAATGTTTCACCAAAGTCGGCGGCCAGCGTCAACTTATCGAAAGCTTTGTTTGATTTGTCAATACTGTTGATGGTTGCTCCATGAGAACCATTACCCAGGTGCATACCCACATAAGCCAAAGAGTTTTTCTTGATTTTCAATGTGGTATTGGATCCGGTAGTAAATTTCTCATAGACTTCTACACGGATAGCCACCTGAGCGGTTTTCTTTACCAAATCAGCGGCAATCGGTGTAAAAGATGGAAGGAACGAACCAACAACTAGGTTGGTCGTGTCCAACTTGTAAGGCCCTCTGCGTCTTACTCCGGTAGAAACGTCATAGCGTTCCTCGATGGACGGTTCAGGCTCAATGTTGTACTTAAATCCTGCTGACATAAATTACTTGTTTTGTTGTTCGACAATAGATTTTGTGTCCGCCTCAATCATTTTGGCGAACTCACTCGCTTCTTTCTCCTTCTTCTGTTCGGCAGTTTCAGGAACTTTAGCGAACTGGAAGCCGCTGTTAGACATATCCTGCTTCATGTCCTTGAAATAGGTATCCAAGTCCGTGTTCTCAGGAATGTTGCGGTCTTTCAGCATAAATTCGGGAATACCGTACTTCTTCGCCACTGCCGAGATCTGAGAATTGCGTTGCGCCTGCGCTTTCTCTGCTTCGTAAGTAGATAGTTTTTCAGAAAGACTTTTGTTGGAATCAATCAAAGCCTGGGCCCATGCAGGTACCTCATCCTTTTTCTCATCCTTCTTTTCGTCTTTCTTTTCTTCCGGATTCTCAATCGGTTTTCCGTCTTTCAGTCCATGCTTCTTCTCGTAGTTGGAAACAGCGGAAGTCTGCGCCTGTCCTGCACGGAAATCACCATAGTTTTGCATCACGTCCTGAAATGAGATACCCTCAACGATGGAGGTCACCTTCGTTTCATCCGTTACACCCTCTGCCTTCTTTGTGGCAATGCGGGTGAGCGTGGCAGTGTCCACCCCAGAAAATTTCTGTTGCAGTCCTGCCAAAATTTGTTCAAAGATTGTCATACCGTATGAGTTTGATTAATAATTTCATACGGTAAATTTACTTATAGAGAAAGGGAAGGGGAAATTTTAAGGCTAACGATACGAAACAATTAAGAGAATGTTCGTTTTTAGACAAAAAGAAAGCGTGACTACTAGGGTAATCACGCTGGAACATCATTCAATTATACTTTTAAAATTTCAATATAGCTGCTTCTATTTCTTTTTTGTCAGAATCTTTTACGTTCCTCAAAGCATTCAGGAAAGGTAAAATTAAAGAGTCATCAACCATGAACCAGACTGGATTTTTAAATAATTTTGGGTATCCGGGATCATCTCCATAGCCATTCCATCTCATTGCCATTCTTCTTTCCCCATTTTCCCAAATACCTATCGCTATAGAAAAATCATCATTTTCAAATACAACATTCTCAACCTTAAAATTACTTGGATTTACATCTTTTGCTTTCATTGTACTATCCTCCATTATATTTAATTAATAATCATAACAAATTTATAGCTGCCAGTTCCTCTGTCAGCGCGTTAATACCTTTCTGAATCTTCTCCAACTGCTGTTTACGGGGTTTGTGTACTCCAGCCGCATAATGCCACAACTGGCGCTCATTAATTCCGGTTATCCGACTCAATGCGGCTTTGGTGAAGATACTGCTGTAATAGTTGATGAAAGTAGCAGCATCTATCTTGAACTTCAAGGTAAACTCTCCCTGCAAAATTTCCACTGGAGCGATGTTCATTTCATTACATGAATCCAGATAAAGTTCAACAGCCTCCTTCATGTTTTTCTCGATTTCCTTCACGTCGTTACCGACAGTAATCACCGGAGCACCTTCAATATAGGCACTAAGATTATTTCCAGCATGTTCTACAATCACTTCTACGGTTTTCATACTGACCTCCTTTTTATCGTTAAACAAAAGAGGCGGGGGCTATTTTAGCCCCGCTTGCCTCAGAATGTTGTAATAAGTGCCTTTCTCAACGCCTTTCTTGCCGTGGTCTGGGACAATCACTACATGGCTACCATCAGTGTAAACCATGTGACTGCCTTTCTGCCTCACGAACCAAAAGCCATTTTCAGTAAGCAGCGTTACAACGTCTTTAACTGATTTGTAGCTCATAGCGTTTAAGACTTAATTACGATGCAAATATAGTAAAATAACGAATAATTACAAAGAAGTATTCATGTTTTTACTATGATAAAGAAAATAGCGATACCTCGAGAGATACCGCTACTCAATTGGTAAATATTTTAGATTTCCATTCGTCTGTTTTGTATAAACCTCGTAATTTTTCTGACTTGATTGTTCTATTCTTCAGATTTGTTACTGGAACTTTTGAGAGAGAAAAGCTGTTTCTGCTTCTCAATGTCGTTCTTCTGCTTCTCAGCCTGCTCTTCCTTGATGGCTTCAATCTCATCCAGAACTGCATCCACGTTCCCCACAAAGGTAATGGCTCGCTGTTGAGACCAGATTTCACCGTCCTTGGCCTTGATTGCCGTGTCTATCTTGTCTTTGATGTCCTCCAGCTTATACGGCTGCATCTGCACATCCACGTCAATGGTTTCGGAGGCTTCTTCAAGGGTGGAATTCACGGAACCCAAAGCTGATATGAGGAAATTTACACGTCGTTGCATGAACTCGCCGACGGTTTCATTCAGGTTCTCCACATTCAGGTGGGTGGACATGAACACATAGTCGAAAGTCACACCAGAGACAGCGTTTCCTGTACCCTTCAGTGAGTCAAAAGAGATTCTGGGCGTATTGGTCAGTCCGTATATCTGACTTAACAGCGTCTCCACCTCAAATTTTACCGTATCGGGCACCTGAGACCAGGTAAGATACTGGGCATTTGCTCCCTGACCGGTCAGCTCGACCACACGGTTCTTGAACTCACCTGAGAAATTCTCCACGTTACCAAAAAGCATGAGGATAGGGAAGAAGTGGTAGTCGATACAGTCTGCATAGTTTGAAAGAAGTTTCTCCAGTCTTACACGGAGACTCTTTATCTTTTCACAGTACGCTTCCGGACGGTACATATAAATCACCGGCATCTTCTTGAATCCATGAGCAAATGAGCCTTTGTCAGTCCAGTTGCTTGTCAGTTCCCACTGATAAACCATATCCTTGGTAATGGTCATGAAACAGGTAATCTCTATATCGTTCAGGTCTTTTTTCTTGTATTCACGGGATAAGGCCACCAAATCCCCCTGGTCATTGAAGAAAGGGTAGAGCTTGTCGCCACGGAACGGGGACCAGATGGCACTCTTCAGGCGGTACTCAGGCTTAGATTTACCGAAAATTCCTGAAATCTTTCGTTTGAGTTTTGCCCAGAAGCCGTCATCCTTCACCACATACCAGTATTCGGTCACTTCCTGCTCGGCCAGCCATGCCCTGACCACCTTTTTGTTCTGATATTTCAGCTTGTTTTTCTTGAACACCTGCTTCAATGTGGAAAGAAGGCTTTCTTCCGATTCATCCGGCTGGCAATCAAGGACCGGTTCTGTTCCCACGGTGAAGGCTGTCTGAATGTTCACAATGTCCTGCTCGAGAGGAAGAGCAATCCTGTTCGGTTCAACTTCTTTTCTTACTGCCGGCTCAATATATTCTTTCCCGGTTGTCGGGTCTGTAATCCGTTTCTCAGGCTGGGTCGTGATTTTGATTTTCGGGTATTTCTCTTCATCTATCACTATCTCGTGCTTGTTCGGATTCCAGTCGTTGTAAAGAGCGTGAGCGTTTGGTTGCTCGGTCTTTCGTCCTTTCTTCAGATAGTAGATTTTTCTCTCTATTTCAGGTATAGCTAAAATTTCTTCTAAGGTTCTCATATTATTACATTTATTGTTCCAACTTTAAAAGGTAATCCATATTAGTCCAGCCGCCATTAGCCTTTATGCTAATTATTTTCTTTTCTAACAAGTTTTTTGGAATTGCATCGTTCAAAACTCCATAGCGGTATTCGTATTTTTCATAATCCAACCAACTCACGTTTGGACTATAAATTTCAAACTTACCCCATTCTCCTTTTCTTTCAATGAGAACTAAGTTTATGAACTCACCAACTGTATGAGGTCTATCCAGTCTTACATCGTAATAAGCTGAACAGTCTCCAGACTCTTCTGAGGTTTGTATAAAGCGTATCATATTCTAAAGTTTAATGTCCAAATATTCCTGAAACGTCTTTGGGTTTCATAATTCTACCGAGAAGTTCTCCCAGCACATAGTAGCGTGCAGCATCTATACCATGATTATCGTGATCTTCAGGTTCATTGATGTAGTTTCCATCCTTATCCTTTGCCCAAACATAATTTCTGTACTCCCTCTGCAGGTTGTAGGAACGTCTGGTGATAAAGATTTCCATCCCTTGCATCTTGTCAATACCGGCATTGACAGAACCTTGCCCTTTCTCTACCGCGTATATTTTAATCCCTCCGTTATGAATCTCCTGGATGAGTCGCGGGTCCGCACTGTCGGCAATCACTTTCAGATTCCAAGGCCGCAAGGTTTTTATGATGTCTCCCGAAAGCAGTCCGGTTCTATAATCCACTTCATCCAGATACAGCGCATTGTCTATGATTCCACATCGGATAGCCGCTGTGGGGTCATTGGTATAACCAAAATCCAGCCCGATAGCTACATGCTTGCACCACATCGGGAACTCATCCACGATACCCCATTTCTTGAACACAGCACCTTCGGCTACGTCTGCCCATCGGCCGATAACCACATGGGCGTACTTCTCCGGATTCTTCTCTTTCATTTCCTTGACTTCTCTCAGGAACTCAGGAGAAAGATTCTCAATATTGTCGAAGTAAGTCGTATGGATATGAAGTACATTCGGATGGGTGGAAATTTGCACCTGGACGCCGTCAATATCCACCAGCCGGTGGGTATTCTCGATGTATTTCTTGTAGATGAAGTGATTGGAGTCACAGGGATTCATAATAATGATAATCCGGTTCTGGATTCCCTTCTTACGGATGGAAAGCATAATCTTGTCAAACTCTTCCTCACTGGTCCATTCCTCTGCTTCATCACAGACAAAGGTGGTGATACCCTGAATAGATTTTAGTTTAGCGGTCTGATTCCCGGAAGAAGTCTTGATACCCCGGAACATGATACGACTGCCGGTCATCCGGTTTACAATATCGGTTTTGGTGGTCTTGAAATACTTCGTTGTTCCATCCAAATCTATCTTTTCCATCATCTCTGGAATGATAGACATCCCGGCAGATACCATCGTGTAACGGGTATAAAGAATCTGGTGGACTATCTTCTCTGTGGGAGTCATCTCGAACGTCAGCCGCTCTATGAAGGTAGAAGCGTTGAAAGACTTCCCCGAGCCACGGCCACCGGTAATGAGAATGATAAATTTCTCGCTATCGGTATATAACGGATGATATATCGCTTGGGGTACAATCATTTCAGCTTGTCTTTAATCCATGAGTCAATAGAAATTCCGTGGTCAATGTCCTTTGGAATATCGGCTTCCTCGTCTTGCCGACGCTCAACCTTTCTCCACTCTTCGTCATGGTGATATAGCCAGACAGACATCGCCTGAAGATTTGGAGCCAGCTCGCTTTCACTTACCTGAAGTTCTTCTTCGCCGGTCAGGTTTCCGTCCAGGTCTTTCAGCTTCCTTACTACAGTGCTCTTGGTCTTGATACCGCCCAAAGCCATAGCAAGGAACTTAGCACGTACAGCTGCAGTGATGGTCGCACGCCCGCGCGCTAATACTTCGCATAATTCAGAGTGCTCATTCTTCTTCTCACAGAACGTTTGGGGAGCCAGGCCTAACGCAAAAGCGATTTCTCTGTCCGTGAATCCCTTTTTGGCATACATTTCCACCTGAGAGAGAAACTCCTCACTCTTGTAGTCAAATTTGGGCTTTCGTCCTGTATGTTTGCTTTTTTGAGATTCACTTTTCATCATTTATTCCTCCCAGGGGTTTTCGCCCTCTTCTTCAACGTATATTCGTTTCAATTTCTCCGAAATTTCACTGAGCTCATGTTTCATTTGATTTACATGAAACTCTGCTGGCACAGGCAACCCCAATGCTCCTAACAGGTTGTCTATCCTGTCAATAATTTCTCCAAATTCTTCTGATGCTTTCATTCAACTCTTTTTTAATTTTCCACACTTATCACAGATTTCATAGCGGAAGTCTAAAGGCCCTTTCCAAACGTAATGATGGATACAAAAAAGGTTCTGCTTTATAAACCTCTTTAGCCAAAGAATAAAATCTCCTACCATATTTCATCCATTATTGTTACCCATATAAATGCGGCGAGAAACAGGCTTATTGCCATAGATATCAATTCCTCTCTTTGAGAAATAACTGTCTATTCTCGCTGCATATCTTTCCATTATAGACCTCGTTCTGTCTCTTATACTTCTTTGCCTGTCTGTACCAAGCCCGTATTGCCTTCCAGCGTTGTACATTATTCGTCTTGACTGTTGATACAGCTGGCTATATGTTTTCCTTCTAACTCGGCATACCTCCTATATTTTAGATTCTCATTCAATTCTTTCTATCTGTTCATCGAATACCTCTCCCTTGATAAACTTGGAGTAGGGGTCGTAACCGAACCTTTCACAGAAGGCTGCTTTAGCTTCGAACGTGTCAAAGGAAAGCATCAGATAAGCGTCCATATCCTGGGCCTGCTTTTGGGCTGCATTCTTCACCTGCTGCTTTACTTCTTTCATGTGAGCTACCTTTTCAGCTCTTTCCATCTGCTTGGCGGCTTTCTCAGCTTCTTTCTGCTCTGTGACAGGTGCCATCATATCCTCCAAAGCATCTGCGATAGAACTTTCTTCTTCTGTCTGAAGAAGAAAATCACAGCCTATCATGTTCAAGTCAGCATCTGTAAGACCTGCGTCCTTGTAGTCAATATCGGGAACGAGGCGAGCCAAAGCGTCGTAATCCCATTGCCCGCCGATGTTCGGATTGTTAAGAGCCACATTCAAAGATTTCTCCGTCTTTTCATCAACATTGATAAGCTCCACACGTAGGGTGTAATCGTTCTTGTGTGTGGCTTCATCGTACTTGTTAAGTTCATCCAATACGGAAACTTTCTGATGCCCTCCGACAATCGTGTACCCAGTCGCTTGGTTCACGACAATGCCACCGACCACGCCATACCGCTTGATGGAACGCTTCAACTGCTTGCGCCCCTCGTCTGATATGGTGCGTGGATTGTAAGACGCCGGCTTTATCTGCGAGCGTCTTACTTCTACCGACTTGCTGTTGAAATACTTGTTATCCATTGCTTAATCCTTGCGCACGGGAGGTTCTAATCATGTTGTTTCTTGCACGAACAATCCGATTATAATTCCTCATGTCGCCACCTGTGTTTCTAAAATTTGCACTCATCAAACTTCTTGCTCTATTGATGATTGCATTTTCCCTACCGATTGCACTTGTATTGGGGTACATCGTAGTATTATAACTTGCTGTTCTGTTTGAAATACGTCTTCTGACTCAATACCTCGCTTTCTTTTTATCCTGAAATTAAACCATTAGACCTCCAATTTACACCTCGTTTCTCTAAAGCACGCCTTGCCGCCCTTACGGCTTCATTATCGGGGTTCCCGTTTGCCGTCCTTATTAATTGTTCAACACGGCTTGGCTGTCGGATTTCTCCCGACCTGACTTTACTATTATATTCAGCTCTTAAAGAAGCTCGTCGATTGGAGTATTCAATATCTTTTTGATTTTGCCGACGAAGAATTACCTGTCCTGCACGATTGCGATAGTTCCCCTTAGCTAAAGCAACATCACCGAAACCGTAACGCCCATATCCTTGTGAAGCCAAATATTCTTCTTCGGTCATAACAAGCTGTCTTTTTCTTCTAACTCGGCTTTCCTCCTATTAGTTTTGTTTGTTATGATACTCCCATAATATCCGCTCCGAAAGCGGGAACACTTTGTAAATTCTCTGCAAGTCTTGCGGATGGTTCTTCTCCAGCCATAACATGCAGTCCAGATTGAATCCAACACCAGAACTGGCCTTCAGCGAATACCTGACAGGCTCCGGCAGCCCGTTCTGCTTCATGTAAGACAGGATGTCTTTCTGCGTCCAGTCTGCCAAAGGGTAGCACATACCGTTGTTCTCATATCCGTTTGCTTCATAGCCTTTCAGCATCAGGCGGCGGTTCATGCCGTCGGCCTTCTTCATGCCCAGGAAAGTGTAGTAAAGTCCGTATCTTAGCTGCATGGCCTTCACCACATCGGCCAGTTTTAAAAGCTTCACTTTGTGATTTGGCACGCAATACAGGCCACCACGAAGAATGTAGGTAAGGTTCCAGTGGGGTACCTGTACAAACTCGATTTTGGGATATTTAGCTTTTACCCAACCTATCCACCTTTCAATATGCTCTAAACCTTTGACAAAATACATGAACACACAGACTATTCTGTCGAACCTTGGATATATCATGTCAAGTAAAACCAAAGAATCTTTACCCAAGGACAAAAACAGCAAAGCCCCGTCAGTCTTTTGTCTGACGAGGTCAATATTGCTGTATGTCCTTTCTTGCAGCATCATTATCCGCCACTCATACCAAGTCCGACACGGACGTTATAATACTGCTGTCTGCGAGTGATAAATCTACCACCCTGAGAAGTTCTACCGGTGTTTGGATCTGTCAATCCTGTACGACCACCACGATAGTTACTTGTTGAAAATGTACTTCTGTTAGTTCTGACTCAACAATAATTTTAGAGGGTTAAACATGCTTTTCTATTACTTTACCCAGGTCATATACAACCTGTGCGGCTAAATAAATCTCACCTTGATAGGTGTATTCAATCAAATTGTGATTCTCATCTTCAAACAGTTCTATCTTTGCACCTTTGACTTCTACCAGTGCGCTGGATCTGTCTTTATTGTAACCTACAAAGAACTGGATTGCATCGTAGTGCTTAGGCTGCAAAACACCGTCTATTTCAACACAATACCCGTCAGCATCAAGTTGACAGTATTTTTTTTGAGTAGTAGGTCTGATTTCTCTAAACTCTTGAGTTTTCTTGCCTGATAATATTTCGTCAAAGAATTTCTGTTTGATGATAAGTGTAAGTATTTCCATAATCGTGTAAAGTTTAAATGTTAGTTGCGGGGACGTGAATCGAACACGCGACCTCTACCAAGTCAAAGTAGCAAGCTACCACTGCTCCACCCCGCGATGGTATCTATACAAAGATACCCAATTATGAAGACAATTTTAAATAACAATTCAACACATACGAAACAATTAGCTAATTGTTTGCTAATAAATCCGGGTCGTGTTCGTTGATGATTTCTTCAATGATTGCTTTTGCACGTTCTATGCCGTCCTTATAGCCTTTAGCATAGTCTGTTCTTGTCGAAAGGTAGCTGGTACCATTGCCCAGCCATTCGATTATTTCTTGCAGGATTTTTTTCTTTTTTATCTTTTCTTTTTTTACTGTTATTGGCTTACTTATAATTCTATGTATATTTTTTTCATTCAATAATCCATTTACAACCCCAACAAACACACCGTCATCAGCCATTATATTCACGTTAAAATGCCCATCATGATCAGAAACGTATTTTATTCGAGCTATACTAGTATTAAAATACCTTGCAGCTTCACTCATTGATTTAAAACGCTTAACATTACCGGCTAAGTCTTTTACTAAAATTGGAATAGAATCCCTCATGCAACTTTTAGTAATTCTTTTATAATCAGATAGCTCACTAACCCTAACATAAACTTTACCCCCAATTTTATAATGTTTTATCTTAGCACGATATGCGACATGAACAGAAACACCAACAAGATTCGCTGCCTCTTTTATTGTTTTTGCATCTTCAGGTAAAAGACTTTTGAGATAATTTCTTTCTTCGTTTTCCATATCCGTTTCAATTTATCCGTTTACAACTTCTGGTATCTTATAGTAGTCACTCTTTGTCGCTCTGCCTTCGGTCAACCAGCCTATACCTACCCAGCATTTTATTTCACCGTCATGAATCACTCTATAACCTGCATCCACTACCACTTTGGGCGGATTTACGCTCATTTTTATGCTTCTTACATCTGATGCTTTAACCGTTAACTTTTCTCTTTTCATAACCATCTCAAATAGTGGTAGCCCGAAGGCTACCGGATTTATAACCAAAGTTTCTTTGCCAAATCAAAATTCTTTTGAGCTTCGTTTACTGCTTTCTTTGCATACGTCAAAGAGTATGAGTGCTCACGTGGATATTTGCCGGATTTCAGCCCCTCATGGTACTCTTTAGCTGCTGCTAACTTATGTTCATAGTAGTCCACGCTTTCAGGCATTGAAAGATTTATGGTGTCAGCCTTGTTTGCCCAATACTGGGCTATTCTTTCATGCTCTCTGGCTTTCTCGTCAAACTCTACGCTCTTACCCATATTATTCCAGGCATCTTCAATGGCTTTTCTGTGTTGTCTTTCGCTATGATGGCCGATTTTAATAGGTTCACCCAGCGAGAGAAAATCACTGTCTTTGTTTGATGCTTTGAAGTATTCTTCACTCTTTCGTTCTGCAGTAGCAGCCCAATCCAGCCGGCGTTCTGCCTTTCGCTTTGCCCATTCTTGAACGTTAAAGCCATCAGCGCGAACTATCGAATAATAGTAGAAACCATCACGTTCAAATATCAGATTAAACACTATGCTTTCATTCTCTTTGCCGTATTTGGTGGTTACAAGGATGGTTTCACCTTTCTCATGCTTAGCATCGCATTTAGCAAGAAATACGTTTGGACAAAATTTGTAATATGTATTCATAATCGTGCGTATTTAATAATCTTTGTTACAATGTTATAAGTTAATTTCTACGTATTCTTCGATAGCCTTAATGTCACAGTCAACATCTACCTCGTTCTCATTTTTGTCATAAGCTCTAACCTTGTCTATGGTTACTGATGCTTCAGTAGTAACCCATATATCCATGCTGTGATAGAACTTATCATCTATGTATCCTTTTACTTTGTAGTGACCTTCAATTTCAATTAGATTCTCATTGTCTTCTGCATCAACACAGAATGTGCCTTCATTGCTGTCAATACTCTTTAAGATTGCATCTGCAAGCATCTTTTCTATCGTCTTCATAATCGTGCGTGTTTAAATTGTTATTATTTATTTGTGTGAATCTCTGAAATCAAACTCTACAACTTTGTGATACTTGTGTATCTCATACAGACCAGTAGCGCAACCCATAGCTGACGCAAGTCTTACAACTTCTTCTAGAGCAATCATCACGTCTGAACTAGCGTCTATAGCCTCATTCTTGGTTCTTTCATACTGTCTTATATTATATGTTGTTTCTTGAATCTTTTCAGCTTCTTGAACTCTTTTGAGTGCTTCATTGATAACTCTGATTTGAGCCTTAATCTCTTTGATGTATTCACTACTTGTTGTCTTCATAATTGTATGTATTTAATTTGTTATTCAAATTATATTTTGACTTTCTGATTGCAAATATCAAACTTTATTTTGAATAAACAAAACTTTTAGAAGAAATTTTTCAAATTATTTTTTGATATTATTCTTTGATATATCTACTTATGATTTGAAAAATGTTCCTATATTTGCATCAAACTATAATTTGAATAATATGCTTAGAGTACAAGAGATCTGTAAGGAGCAGGGAATAACCATGCAGGATTTAGCAAAGAAGATGGGAGTAACTTACCAGGCTTTATATGCTGCTGTTTCCGGCAATCCTACCATCGGAAAATTGGGAGATATATCAAAAGCGCTAGGGGTTAGTATTGTCGATTTGTTTGCAGAGAACTCTCAAGATTCCGAAGTGAACGGCTACGTTAAAGTAAAAGGAAATCTATATGAAGTTCACTCTTTTGAGGATTTAAGGAAGTTATTAGAAATGGATGTTTAATCAATAAAACCAAAGTAAAATGAAGAAAATGTTATTTATACTGCCTATACTAGTGGCTTTATTTTTTGTAGGGTGTAGTAGTGATGGTGATGGAGAGCCCGGAGGGAATAATGGAAATAAAGTTCTGTCTGAAATTGTAATAAACGAACATGAAAAGAAGTTTGGAGAGATAAATGAATATGGAGAACTATACGAACAGTATATCTATAATCCAGACGGAACATTGCAAGAAAAAACCACCAATTACTATAATGCTTTATTGGATGGTAGAATCGATTGCAATTACAAATATGAATACGACGACAAAAAGCGTGTAGTGGAAATGAACGAATATACGTTTACTTTGTTTGAAAAAAAACGTAAATATGAATATAACAACATTGATTCCGTGTCACGCATGCTGGTATATGATGACGATGGAGACCTGAATGAAGAATGGACATACGAATATGATAGTCAAAAAAGATTGATAAAAACAGTAGAAAAAGATGCTTGGGATTTTGGGTATATAAGCGAATATAGATACGAAGGGAATAACGTTTATATAGAAAAGACAATGCTTGATGACGGTTCTTTGTTCGGGAACTATGTTTTTGAGTACGACACACACGGGAATCTACTACAAGAAACTTATATCAGCGGAGATACTGGGAGAGAATCAATAGAGCAAAAGTACGAATACAAGTATGATTCACCGGGCCGTATTCAAAGAAAATCACAAAAAAGTTACGTTTTGGATGACTGGACATATTACGACTATTTTTATAATGAGGATGGAACTATCAATAAAATATCTGTTTCGTATAGCTATAAGGACGATGAATCCGAGTTAAGGTATAATTATATCTACAAATAAAATTATCACAGAACTGCTCATTATGGTTCGAAATTTTATTATATAGAAATCAAAATAGAGAAAGCGGAATAAAAACAAAAGCCGGAAGCATAACGCTCCGGCTTTTTTAGAAAGCAATTCACAACTACTTGATTAGTCCTTTGACCTTTAATATTTTTAAAATCTGGTTGTAAAGGTACTCTATATCCTGCCGGAAATCCTTATACTGCAGATAGATAAAGGAAACATCAGCGATATTGTTTGATATTACACATGGGGAAACATCAGGAAACACACCGGAGATTTCTGCCCGGATACCGTTCGGCAGCCGTCCGCCGGCAAGCACGCTGGGGGCGAACAAGAACAACACGATGAAGAGGAACTTCTTCCGCTGGGTAACACTTTCTGGATTGGGCGGACAATCTGCATCGGAAAGTATCTCTCTGAACCACTCATAAATCTCCGGGATGAGAGTAAAATCAGTCAGGATAGGGGAGGATAACTCCTGTTCACGTTCTGATAATCTTGATTTTTGTTCACGTATTGATTTCAACTCCACGATTGATGAAAATTCTTTTGTCATAGCACGATTTATTTAGTTGGAAATTATTATATTTGCATCATTAATCGTGTGGGGGAGTTGGCTTCTAATCGTGTGGGCTGGCTCCCTTTTTTATTTTATGCCAGATGATATGCGTTCAGGATGGCGAAAGCGTACACAATAACCGTAACCAGACTGTCCAGGAACACCGCCCATGCTCCCAGCTTTTGAGTCTGACTGAAACTCATGGCCAAGACAATGAGGAAACATACCCACTGGCTTGAAAACAATCCCATCCCAAGCAATATAAGTCCGATGGTATCCATGAACAATGCAACATGGAGCCACGGATGCGCCGTCAGATACCATCTTTTTGATGTCTTATCCAGCTTCTGAAAGACTTTTACATGTCGGTACAGGGATTTACATCTAAACAGCTTCGAAAACTCATACAGGGCTTGCAGAATGATTAAGGCGTAGAATACGTGCTTCATGGTCAGTAGCTTTTATCTCCGTGCTTGTACGGACGAAGTTCATTGTATTTCATCTTCTGTTCGATGTGCCAAAAAATGTCGATATTTCTGTCCCGACAGAAAGCGAATATTTCGTCAAGAACTACCGTTATATCCCATTCCATGATATAATTTGTTATATTATACATGGACTCGGTAAATGTCATTTCGGAATAATTATCCGTATCACTCTCATTGTAATCAAAGTCATCTAAATCGTATCCTGTCACCCCAGCATAATCAAATAACCTGATACAGGCATCCGCAAGTTCTTCCTCAACGGTACCTTTTATTGTCTCTTCATAGGCAAATATAAAACCATTCTTTTTTGGTATGCTTGGAATATAACTTCTACAAATTTCATGATACATATTTACGTTGGCGTGCCTTCCTTTTCTGTCAGCTTCCACTGCTTCCATAAGTTCTGATATTACCAAGCAAAGCCAGTGTCTGTTACTCTTTTTTTCTTCATGCCATCCGTGTAATACTGCGCACTGATAGGCTTTATCTCTCAATTTATTTAGATTCATAACCGTTTACTTTATTGAATTCTATTTTTTTATTTCAATTCCTCGCATATCTTTTCTATGCAATCAGCGTTTTCCTCGTTCAGCCATTCCTTAGCCACATTCCATGAAATGCTTTTGCTTGGCTTAAAATTGTCGATTCTGGTACTATGGTGAGAAAGTTTACCTTCAGTCGGCTTCAATCCAGACTCATGCAATTCACATAGTCCGTCCTTGAAAAACGTACACCATTCTCCTTCCTGCTTTGCCTGTATCATCGGTACAGGAATATCAATTACACCCATAATGATACCTGCATACCATTCCGTTGCTGCAAGCCTGTCTTTATATCCTGCTTCGATAATCTTCAGTATATCCTGCGGAGTTCCAAGGCAAGGAGTATGACACTGGTTCTTACACAACCTGCACTTACACTGTACCGGCTTACGTCCGGTCTTTCTGATTATTCTTTGTAACTGTGATTCCTTTATTAGTAAACTCATTTTTCTTCCTCCAGATTATAATTCCAAAATCCCAATTTTCCTTTCACCCCTTCAATAGGTTTATCGAATAAGACCGCATCCTTCAGTACCCAGTTCCAGCAGCCTTTTTCGGCCCATACTGAAGGATGGTTTTGTACGCAGTCGGCTATTACCACGCTGCCGATGATGGCACCAAAAGGTAAATCATCATAGAATATGCTTCTAAGATTGGAGGAGTGCATTTGAAGTTTTAATCCTTGCTCTTCATTTAATACCCAACCCTCTCCTTTACCTTTGCTTACATGAATAAGCACTCTTTGGCCGATATACTTCTGAGTGCACTTCCATGTTCGGTTCTCAATGTCTTTGATACCGTGAGCGATTAAGCTCGCCCACGGCTGTTTTATGGATATTGCTTTCATTTCTTCTTGTGTTTCAATCGTACTATAGCATCCTTACGTGAATAGGCCATCACCTTTTCACCTTTGATGCAGAACTCTTTTAATTCACGATGTACGGGTTGCTTTTTGTAGTCAGGATTGTATTTCGAACTACCTGAAAACAATGAATCGAAAACTTTATTCGGATTCTCAGCCGCTGTCATCATTAATATAGCAGGAAGCAATATTGACTTCATTCCTCTTCTAAACATGGCCTGTTCTCCTATTTTAAATTGTTCGAAATTTCTGAGCGGTTGGTTTCAATGTGTTTTACTATCTCGCTAATGGCTTCATCCAACGGAAGCGTAGCCAAATATTTCATACAGGAATCCCAACCTGCCATAAATGAAAGTTCTCTTAAAAGCTGCATGCTAGGGAACTTACTTTCTGATGCAAATATTTTTGCAAATTCTTCTTTTTTACTCATAATCAATTCTTCATAAAACAAATCCAATGGGTATTAGAGCGTTTTCCTGATATATGACCGAACACAGGTTTTTCAGGTGTCAACTTCAAAATCTCAGAAACTTTTACATCTGTCTCATTCCACTTAAAAATAAGAAATCCACCTGATTTTAATACCCTGAAGCACTCTTTAAAACCTTTTGAAAGCATATCGCGCCAATCGGAATATAACGCTCCATATTTAATTTGCTGGTAACCAGTCGGCATAGCTTTTTCGCTAAGGCAACCATACATATCAACCATTTTAGATTTCTTTCCCCGGCTATAGACTAAATGAGGCGGGTCAAATACAACCATAGAAAAAGTTTCATCTTCGTATGGCATATTAGTAAAATCGCATTGAACGTCAGGGTTTACTTCAAATGTCCTACCATCGCAAAGAGTTGTCTTTATTTTGCGAATATCTTGAAATAACACCCTATCATCAGATTTGTCGAAATAAAACATCTTGCCACCACAGCAAGCATCAAGTATTGGTTTCATGTTCATTCCTCCATATTTCCAGTTATATCATCCAGATAAGCCCATTCTTCAACGGCATCTTTATCGCACTCATAATCGTCACACTCCTCATCATCCCAGCATTGTTCAGTTACATTCCAATACCGGACACCATAACCGTACCCTGTGGATAGATGTCCTTTAACCAAGCAAGGTATTTGCGGATAGACCTCATTTGCATAATCACCGATTGGTTGCGGAACTTCATCTTTTGTCTTATGGAACAAAGACTTCATGAACCATTCAACACCAGCGATAAATCCGATTTCACCACCAACAGACATACCACGTATTTTTGCATCATCACAGTATGGTAATGTTTCTCTATATTCTTTAGCTGCTTTTACAATATCTTCTTTTTTCATAAATCTTTTCTCCTTTCCACCTATCCCAGCAACCACCACATGACTGCCAGGAACAGGTAATACAATTTCGTTTTCATTGATGATTTTTCCTTTTTTCTACAAGTTGTTCAAGCCTCTTTTCGCACTCTACACACTCGAGTTTCTTGCGCTCCAGTTTCTCGCGGAACTTAACCAGTTCCTCATCGGATTCCTCGTCAAAGAACAGATTGTTCTGACGGTTGTACTCTATGTATTCATTCATCCTGCGTTCTGCTTTTGTTATCTTGGCTTTTGCAGAAATCAGTTTAGATAGGCAAGAACTCACTTCAAGCGACTCTCCTGAACGCTTGTCGTAGTAGTAAAAAGAAGTGTACACATCATTCCTCGGATACTGGCATTGCAATCTGGCTACCCTCCATCTGATTACCCACATCCTTCTTTCGTACACTTCACGAGGAAGGTCGTATGTATATAGGGTGACAGATTGATGACCGTAACCATAGCAGATGCTGATTTGCACCCAATTCTCGATTTTCAGCTCCTTTTCAGCTTTGGCCAAATCCTTTGCGAACTGATAAAAATCGCTTACGTTTTCCTGCTTTCCCATATCATTCAAATTTCAATTCAAGTTGTGAGTAAGGTTCTTTATACTCAGGATTTGAAAAAAGGAAAGCATTTCTAAGCGCCTCTGAGATTCTTTCACTCATGTCCTTAGAAACATTGTTCTTGTCAGCTTCTCTGTTAATCAGCAAGCATCTTTCAAGGCTGCCATTGATAGGTTTCTCGTCGATGAACAGGCTGTACTCAGTAAATATCCGGTTCTGACGTTTCCCATCAGCCATTTCTTCATCCGTCTGGTGCCTTTCAATCACGGTGTCTTGAATCGTTCTCAGACACCTTTGTCCTCTCTCACTCCTGCATCCAAGCATTTCGTTTTCAAACATGACCGACAAAGCACGCTTCTTTCGAACATTGCCAATTCTGGCCCATCCATAATAGACTTTTAGCTTTCCCATGACTTAAAATAGATTTTGTTGCACAATAATTCCTTCAGACGTTTTAATCTCTCCAAAACATTCTCTCCGAAACCTTTTCTCTTGTTCATCGAAATATTCCTTGTCTATTTCGGTACCATAGAAATCGAACCCCATCCGATAAGCTGCTATTCTGGAACTTCCACTTCCGAGGTGCGTGTCCAGTATTTTGTCACCTGTTTTAGCAAATTTTTCAAGAATCCATTGATAAAGTTTGATAGGTTTCTGGGTAGGATGGATTTTTGATTCTTTATTGTTACCTCCGCGACTTGAAAGATGAATGATAGATGCCGGACAATCAAAAGAAGTCCAAGCAAGTTCAAACTGGGAAAAATTCTTCCAAGGCTGCATTTTATCCCAACACAATATCCCGCGTGTAGGTGGTAGAGAAAAATAGTTGCCTCCCCATATCACTTGATTACGGCTTATTCTGAATAGTTCTTCGAAATACTCTTTTGAGGGAGGATGACAATCCCAATCGCATTGCATTGTATTCAATGCTCGGTTCTTAAGTTTTCCGGCTCCTTGGTTAAAGCGTTTCTTTTTCAGTCTTTGAGCTATACTTTCACCATTGTATCCTCCATGCCTACGGTTCATGTTGCTACCCATCGACATGTTCGGGGCATTTATTCCGTATGGAGGGTCGACCACTGCCAGCTCAAAGAACTTATCTGGTATGTTCCGCATGTATTCCATGCAGTCCATGTTATGTACTTCACTAACCATTTTACGCAACCTTTCGTTTTCTGATAATCTCCTTACAGATAGCTTCACAAAGCACACGGGCCATATTCACCTCAACGGCATTACCGATAAACTTCTTCTGGTCTGACTGGGTACCAATCAATACATAGTCTTCAGGGAAACCCATTATCTTCTTGAGTTCTGCTATCCGAAGCATACGCATTTTAATGTCGATGATACCGTAGAGAGCCATAAACTCCTTAATCTTGATTGTCATCGGACTGTCATCAGGTGTAACCTGTATGCCGATACCTCCTTCAACCTCTACAAGATAAGGTGGCATTTTATCCATCCGTGCTATCAATGTAAAACAAGGGTTGTTCACAGAACCTCCGGCACTGGCAAACTGCGGATTCATAAGGTAATGCAATTTACGGTTGGCCGTGATTGTTTGTGACGGCTGTTCTATACTGCTTCCTACATTTGAGAAAGCCGTATTCATTATCCATGGTTTACGGATAGAAGCCTGCCTCATAAGGACCGGAGTTACCAAATTCTGCTTGGGAACCGTCATTATAGCTGGACATGGCGTTTCAACGCTCCCCAACTGACCTCCACCGGAATAGTAGTTCATAAAGAACGGAGTAACCAATGATAATCTGTCTTTTGTCAATAACGTAGGACATGGCAAGTTAATATCCTTTCCCTTATCCTTGAAGTTATATGAGCACAGGAAACTTGGATTAACTAATGCCAGTCTATCCTTTGTAGTCACTGTCGGCGCAGGCTGTTCTACCGAATGGTTGTGGCCGTTCCCGTAATACGCCGACACGAAAGCATGATGGTCTTTACAGGTAATCGTCCCGGCAGGTCCTTCCACAGATATATTTTTGCAATCTGGCTGTCCACTGAATTGTTTTGAAAGGAAAGACACCTGTACCTTGGCAAAACGGTTGGCCGTGGTCAGTACGCCACAAGGTTCGTCTATTGATTTGACCGTGTCCTGAGGTCTTGCTGTATTGTATCGGGATATGAATGCGTCCTTTCCTCCGGCCACGAATTTAATCAGACCGGCGTAGATACGTTCAAGGGTCTTCTCGGCCAGTGGTTTTTTCCGACTGAAAATACTTTCTCCCTCATCGGAGAAGTCCAGCACCTCTTTGACAGGCTTCCACTTCTCCAGCCGACCGAACATGTCTGTTTTACCATCTTTGCAATGGGTCGGTTCCGGGAATACTATCGGAAGTCCACGCTTGGCGAAGATACCGAAGAACCGCTTGCGAGTGGTGTATGCCCCATAATCGGCAGCGTTAAGAATGCGCCAGTCAAAATCGTAGCCATATTTCCTGACGTTGCGTTTCCACTTCTCATAGCATCGGCCTTTGTCCTTACTGATGGGATGCCCATGTTCGTCCATATCTCCCCAGCTCATGAACTCCTCGACATTCTCTATCTGAATATAATCTGGATCAATATCCTCGATATATCGGAAAAGATGTTCAGCCAGCGTCCTACTGTCGGCGTCCCGTGGCTGGCCTCCCTTAGCTTTACTGAAATTCGTACATTCTAAGGAGGCCCATAAAACCACAAGAGCATCTGGGTACATTGTACGATATTTCTCCAAATGTGCTGTTAAAGGGGATAACTCCAATGTTCTAATATCCTCAGTAAAATGCAAAGCATCCGGGTGGTTGGCCGCATGGCTGGCGATAGCGTTTGCATCGTGGTTTACACAAGCGATTACTTTCGCGCATTGTTCATCTGCGTAGCGTGCGTTTTCTACTCCGGTACTGGTTCCCCCGGCACCGCAGAAAAGGTCTATATAGAGTAACTTTATCATATCAATAAAATTTTATATCAAAATATCTCCAACTGTCCTTCAAGTTTATTAAAGTGATTGTTGTTGCATGAATTCCAATCTTCTTCCTCATTAGTATCAAGATTAAGCAGCTTGGCCATACCTTTTTTGTCAGGTTCGATAACCTTATAGTGTATACCTGTATAGAAACTAACTATGTAATCACCAGGATTTAATTCACATGGACTTATTGGTTTTAAATTCATTTTATGTAAAGTTTAGGTAAAGTGGATATTAGAATAAAGTTTGTTGTGTTATTGTTCCAGAAGGGTTCTTCTCAAAATCCACTTTACGTGGAAGCATTGGGTCATTTTCCGTTATCATTTTGCAAGATATTTGTTGATTATGTTACTCACTACAAGTCCGGCTTCATCACACATCCCGGCAAAGTTGTCAGACAGTGAAGCGTTTTTCTCTTCATCAGGTATTCGTACTATGCTTCTCAGTTCTTTCAGTACGCGCTTTACCTGAAAAACTACCTGAGCATCTATTCCGTTTGATTCAAGTTCAGACTGGAACTCCAGTGCCGCACCCTCAAGTAAGTCTGAATAGATGAACAGCTTGTGCATCTTGCGAAGCATTTCTACCTTGAACTCCGGTGTATAGTCCTGAAGAAGCTCTCCCAAAGAATGCGGTTCCAGCTCTCTTTCAAGGGAGTCAATCTTGTTCTTGATTTTCTGTGCTTTGGCAAAGTTCATGGATGAAATCAAAGCGATATACTTCTTTCTCAGCTCATTGAGCTTTCTTTCTGATTCTTGTCTTGTCATTTCTCTACTTTTCTGATGATTAAATACTTTGGCTCACCCTTGCGGAGATTGCTTAATGTCTCTTCGTCAACCTCTGCTTCTGTGAGTCCGTTCACGTTCATGTATTGTGGGAGACGGTATTTCTCACGTAACCTCCTGATCAGGTTCCAGTCACGAGTTACCCAGTTGATTGTGATTTTCATATCATTTTCTCAGGCTTTCACCGCTGAAGAGGACGGTTTTCGTTATCGCCCTCAGCCGGTCAATGGTTCTTTCCCCATATTTCTCTCTCAGCTCGTCTATCGTGAGGTTGGTAGTCAGTATGAGAAGCTTTCCTTTCTTCTCGGCTTCGTCTGCCAGCTCAGCGAATGCAAGCCTTTTTTCGCCGTATTTGACACTAAGATTCTCTGTCCCTATATCATCCACGTAGATGATGTGTTTTTGCTTCACGGTGTCTAAATCAGCGTTCATCTGCTGTGCATCGTAACAGCTTACCACCTTGCGGCAGTAATGGTTAAGAACCAAAGGAAGAATCTTTCCGCAGATAAGGGTCTTTCCGCGTCCGCAGTTGCCGAAACACAGAAGTCCGCGACCTTCATTGCTGGCCAGCCAGCCTGCCACTTCTTCGTACTCAGGAAGCCATCTGGCATTTTCTCCAGTGAAGTACCTGATACCGGCCCAGAGAACTCTTTTGGCATCCGGAACGGTTACCTGTACGACGTTAGGAATAGGGGAGAAGCCCGTATCTTTGAGCCGTTCGATTGTCTGTTGAAAATTTATCTGTTCCATGTTTACCAGCCTTTCTTGTATTTTTCCGGTGAATTATCCTTCAGAACTATGCCTACATCTGTTTTTGAAGGCACTTTCTCACGACTGGCCCAGGTCGCCAGCCGTCTTGGAAGCTCCCAGGTCTTTTCCAGTTCATAGCGCATCTTGGTTTCTGACTTGTTAAGCTCGCTCCAGTAATCGAAGAAAGCCCGAATCATTTCTTTCGGGTACTGGCCGACATAAGGGACTAACGACTGGTAGAAGGATTCTTTCCGGGAGAGAGTAGCGGCTTTAGCCGCGTCTTTCTTTGCTACTACGTTAGTAGTAGTTTCTTTAAAAATATTCTTCTCCTTTATTTGCTTTGTGTCACCCGTGTGTCGCTTTTCTAGCTCTTTGGCAGAGTGTGTCACCTGCTGTGTCGACACTTGTGTCATTAGCTGTGTCACTTGCATCCGTAAATTATTGATTTCCTGAATGATATTTGTGTCACTCATTGTGTCATTGCTTGTGTCACCTGCTGTGTCAGACTCTGAGCCATTATACTCATTGTACTTTACCAGGGTGATTACATTCATTCCTTGTTCCTTGGAAAGAGTTATCATGTTCTCTCTTCTCAGAAAGGCAAGAAACGTCCGTACTTTCCTCTCAGACCATTTCCAACGCTTTGATAAGAATCTTATGGATGCAGGATATTGTCCTCTTGTATAAGAGACTTCTCGACCTCCGATACTCTCCATACGGGGCGTTGCCTCAAATCGTGCTGACTGAATCAAGTCAAGCCACGCTTCGCAACTGCTAAAAGTCCGGGCTTCATTCCACATATCATTCGAGAAGAACTTGCGGCTTAGTTTTATATATCCTTCCATAATCTTAGAATCTTACGTTAGTCAACTGTCTGCTATTGGAGTACACGGCCCATTTACCGTTTCCGCTATCCACCAGGCGTAAATCCTTGACTTCGCCAAATCGTTTCAGATTCCCGCAAAGGTCAACAATCCAGCCAGCCTCCTTGTTAGGATGCGGGCGGATGGCACGACCGACTATCTGATACCAAAGAGCCAGCGACATTGTCGGACGGGCCATGACAATCGTATCCAGTTCAGGATAGTCAAATCCGGTAGTAAGTACACCTACGTTGGCCACAACGGGTATCTCTCCGGCCTTGAACGCTTCAAGGATATGTTCACGTTCCTTCTTCGGTGTTTCTCCCGAGACGATTGCTGTTCCGGGAATAGACCAGGTAAGACGTTCTGCTTCTTTCAAGAAACGGGTGAAAACCAATATACCTTTTCGTTTTACACCGCTCTTGGGATTCATGAGCCTTTGGACGATACTCACCAGAAACCCGTAGAAGTCGATACGCTCATACTCCTTTACGACAGACTTGTCGGTATAGTCGGCTCCGGTCGTGTTCACCTTCAGGTTAAGTTCGTTCCACCCTAAAGGATTCATCGGATAATAGTTCAGCTTCGAAAGATACCCCATATCCAATAGAGTAGAGATTTGAACCTGATAAATTACCTCAGAGAACACGCACGGGCGTGTGCGTGTGATGAACTTCAACATGCTGCCGAAATCCCTGCTTGATGAAAGCCGGTAAGGCGTAGCCGTCAATCCAAGGACTTTACATTTCAGCATCGAAAGAAATCTCTTGTACATTCCGTCTTTCGGATTAACCAGATGGCACTCGTCGATGATGATATTCTGAAAATGCTGGAAGAGTTCCGGATGGTTGACTACGCTTCCGATAGTGGCGAAAGTTATTCTTGAAATCTCTTTCCGCCCGAATGATGCAGAGTAAATGGAACAGTCCAGAATCCCATACGAGCAGAGCTTCAGATAGTTCTGTTCCAGTATCTCCTTACTTGGCTGGAATACCAGCGTGTGCCCTTCGAGGCGGCTGGCGATGTCTGCTATTACCAGACTCTTCCCGGCTCCGGTAGGCAGCACCATGATGGCATTGTTCTTCTTTGCTTTATTGGCAAAGAAATTTACCGCCGCGTCACTGGCCTTCTGCTGGTAATCTCGTAAAACATAACTCATAAGCCTTTCTCCTTACTCAGTTTGTCTCCCAAAGCCTTGTAATACTTGGTGAGTTCGATTAATTCAAAATCAGTCCATTTCTTCGCCTGGCTTGCTCTCCATGCCAGCTTGTCGAATCGTAGCTGGCCGATTTTAGCTTTCAGGTTCTTTTCATATTGTATCAGATGGTCAGCACTGAATCGGTTGCAGTTGTGCATAGCATATCCATTAGCAATGTACGTATGAGTATCTGTTTCCATTGCAACAATTTCCATTTTGCCCAAATAAGTGATACTTTTGACTTTTGTGTCATATTGAGATTTCAGTTTTCCCAATTTCTCAATATCGACTTTTTGAATCTTAAAAGGTCGAACACGCATTAAGAATTGCAGTTTTTCAACATTTGTCCCTGTAATTAAAAACTGCCATGTTTGGTGTTGCTTTTTAAATATTCCACGTCTGTCGCAAGATTCCATTGTCTGTCTACAAGTCTTTTTATTTCCAGTAAACTTTTCTAATAAAACCTTGATTTTGTCACATATATCCATGTATTTTTCGCATTGAGCGATTCCTACACGAAATCCATATCTCAATGTACCATCAGGATTTTTGATTTTTTGCTGGCAAACATGACCATCCGCATCAATCATTCCGGCAATCCATCCACTTTCATAAGACATATCTTGTAGTACGACTTGGAATGGTTTACATACGGTAGTAGTAATATGGTTTGTATGCGGCCCGCTCTTATGTTTTCCATGAAGATTTACTCCATTTATCCACATATTTTGCGTTTCACACCACTTATAGGCGGAGCTGATTTTATCACGTGTAAGCCATTTATGATTGGCTGTCGTTTTTATTTTATCGCCATTTTCAAGTTCTACTTCATACACATCTTGAATATCCCTTTCTACAGATATAACTTTTCCTATTCGGTATCTTCTTGATGTTTTATAGATTATTTCTTCATCAAAGGCAAAAACTTCTTCGCCTACTTTAATATCGCCAAGTTGTTTCCAAGTGAAATCTTTCATAAGAATTAGGCTATCAGGAGTCAAACAATGGCGGCATTCTGCGTGGGCGTTATCCTCGTCAAAGCGTGTAGCCATGTGGCGGCGCGAATGGAAGTGTCCGCAATCTGCCTGTGCGTATGGCTTTATCTGACCGCATGAGATACAGCGGAAATATCCGTTCGGCATACAATCACGAAGCCGGATATAGCGGCTGAAAACTTTGTCGAGTTTGACCACTAAATCCGGCTTCTTCTTAATCTTGATACCTGCCTTGTCAAATAACGGCAAAGGCTTTTCTTTCTTCTTTTTTGGTTTCTTGATATAATACGGCATTATTTGAATCCCCATTCTTTTATGTAATCAATATTCTTTGGAAATCCATCTACTTGTTGAGGACTTAAAAATATCTTTTCACTTTTTAATGGAGTGCCTCCCCATACAGTAGCAGGACATTCTTCATATTCTTCTTTAGAAACTTTACTTACATTAAAATTGGGTTGGAAACCATATCCCATTACGCTTTCCCCTAAGTAAGTACCAAACTTCTTCAAAGCCCATTGAAATGCGATTTCCTTACTGAACAATCCATTTTTAGAAAGGACTGCTGCATATATTCTATGCATATAGTATCCAGTTTCAGTTAAATCAGGTCTGCAACGGATACAGAAATAGGAAATGTTACACAAAACCTCTTTCACAAACGCTTCATGCTTCTTGCATTCTTCTTCTGTAAGAAACTCTTTTCCATCATTAGCGATGTAAACGACTTGAGTTACTTTTTTTGTTTCCATATTCTTTATTTTTGAGATTATTTGTGGACGCAGTGGGAATCGAACCCACCCAACCATCACGGTTTTACTTGCCACATATATTAGCTAATTCAATGAAACAAGTGTATGGAGATATTGCGCAATTACTCCATACTAAAGCACGTCCTGTGCTTGCGCCCGTATGCCCGTCTTTCCGGGCTGTCAGTTAATCGACATAAGCCATAGAGAACTCTCTGGGAATAAATCTACCTACTGGAATAGGTTTGGCTGATTCAATAGAGGTATGAATATCTTTCTTCTCGTATTCATGCCCTTTTTCTTTGGCTTGTTTCTCATATTCTTCCTCTTTGTTTTTAAGCCAGTGAGAAATAAGCATCATAGCCCTATCTACATTGAAAGTGTGAACAACAAAGGTTTGAGTTCTTTCTTCTTCATCATCAAAGGTTACTTTCGTTTCAATCTGGTAGAACTTCTTTTCATTAGGCTTTGATTCTTCCTCAGTATCATCTGAGTCCGTTTCATCCAAATATTCTTCTGAGACATTATCAATTTTGCGTTCTTTCAAATTATCAGTAAGGATGATACATGAATCAAACTCTTTCGCCATTGTCAAAGTAAAGCCTGACTGATAGTTTAATTCGATATAGTCTTTTAGGATGGCAATTGCATTTTCCAGTCCGGTAGCATAAAGAAGAAACTTGTATTTCTTATCGTCAATTTGGGCTTGTGCGATATAAGGATACAGACATTTGTTTTCATTCTCAAATGCCATTCGTTTTTGGTTGCTGACCTCTACTTCTTTAATACCATCAGCTTCCATACTGAAACGGATTTGCGCAAGAATATCTTGGTCTATCAACGTGCCACGTGTAAAAAGAAGCTCATTTCTTTCGATAGTGATTGTTTCTTGGGTGGCTTCGTCTATAAAATCTTCATTCCATGTTTTATACACGCCCTTTGCAAGATACATATTAAGCATCTTTGCCGGGTCTGACGTTACATATCTTAGCTCTGTTTTTCTTGTTTCTATCATATAAACTCTTTATTACGTTCGATTTCTTGTTGTGCAAAAATTAGCATCTGCTGTTCGTTGGCTGAAGGCAGATAGATGCCGGCCACAGATGCGCTCCAGTTACGAAAGCGGTCAATGCTCAAAGTCATTTCACCTGTTGTCAGTTCTGCCGAACTTCTCAGGTAGGTAACTTCCTTGCCTTTCTTGTTGACCGTCTTTCTCTCAAACAAATCACGGTTGCAAGTCCTTTTGTAGAAGTCAATTTTAGCTTCTTCAAGGCTGCAACCGTACTCACTGCCGAAATACCCTAAAAGCAGATGTAAATAACTGTTCTGGGATAGCGTGCGGTTAGGAAGCTTCTTTCTCACTTCCACAACTGCATGTTCCTGGAACAGTTTGTTTACATAAGCCTTGAACTTGGGTATATCGTATTCATTCTTCAGATTGAATATGCTCATAGGCTAGAACGGTAAGTCGTCTTTGGGATTTCCGTTCGCATTTACATCAGGTGGGAACGCCTGTGCCATGGTTGGCGTTTGTGACGATGCAGGTTGCTGTGCTGGCACGGATGCTGGCTGGTGCATTGGCTGACGGCCTTCCAGTTTATAGCAACGGATAGACACCATACGTTTTAGTTGTCCGTCCTGATTTGTCCACTCCCGACCTTGAAGGGAAAAGGAAACCGTTATTACGTCACCGGTTCTGAACTGGTCAAGTTCGGCACATTTGTCACCACTTACTTCAAGAGGTAGAATGTTCTCGTACTGGCTTCGTTCACCTGTATAGGGGTCGTAGGTTGTGGCATCAAGAATAAATTCACGTTTCACAAACGGGTTGCCACCGCTTTTGGATGGGATTTCTTGGGGCTGGCCAATATAGACCAGCCGTCCGGTTATTTGATTTGCCATATTAGTTTGAATAAAAATCTTTTATCTGTTGGAAAATCTGTCCACGTTGTTTTATTTCTGCAATTGCCTGTTCGTCACGAGTGATACGGATTTTACAATACTCATTGGGAAGAATATTACGATGCCAGTTGGCTTCGTCGTCGTAGGTTGTTACAGACAGAAAAACAAGGTTACAGCTTTTAAGATGTGTACAAAAGAGTTGTTCCTGAACCTGATAATAATAAGCTTTATGCTTCTTCTTGACGTATTCGATTAAAGCTTTGTTATCATGCTTGATAGGCTCAATAAAATCAAGGTAATCTGAAAGATAAAGAGTCTTTAATTCATCAAAATCAGTTAACTTTCCTTTATCGATACAAGCAAAGTCCAGGCTGCACTTGAACACGTTCATTTCATCTGACCTGACAACATACTGAGTAAAGTAGTTGTCAGGTAAAGTGAGAAGATACCTGTTCTCAAGAATGGCTCCCGTACGTAAAGCATCTATAGGGCTGGCAAAAGCATTGTAATAAGGCTTTATCCCGCTGACGAAACGCTGCATGAGGGCGATATGTGATTTTGTATTCTTGCCACTCATTAAGGCATGTACGTCACCGCTTCCTATGTACATGGTTTCTGTCATATTTTTCCTTTCTTCTTGAGGTTGTTATATGCCATTTTAAGCTGTTCGCTTGTCATATCATCAACACTTCCTACATTGAAATAAGACAGTATGTTCTGCGCAAACTGATTGTCGGTCATCATGTAACCAACGACAATATTTTTCACTTCATCTACTGTAGCAGGGGTTTGCGCCTTGGATTTGTTTTCATCAGGGTCTTCACCTGTAGCAATCTTATAGGCATTAAGTAAAGCGTATTTTCTGGCATAAGTAGAAGCCTTTCCAAATCCCTTGTCGCCTGGGTCAAGTCCACGCCCAAAACTTTCCACATCTATGTATTCTGACGTGTTGTCCAGATTGATAATGCGTAGGGTCATTTTTATGATGTCCATATAGTTAATGGATTCCCCACCACCTTCTTTGACAACTCTAATTATTTCCGATTTAACAAGTTCCTGCTTAATGGGAATACTGACAAGGCCATGCTTGGACTCGGCTTCTTTCACTTCCAAGGTGACATCAATGTCCTGTACTGCCTTGTAGGCATAATTACCTTTGCCTACGGTCAGGTTCTTTTCGATATTTTTTATCTCATTTGAGACAAGCTGTATCTTCTGATATAGATTTGGCTTTTCTTCCATAATAATTGGTTTTAATACATCAATTTTGCATGTTTTATCACGTCCCAGGCATTACAAGCCCATCTGCTGTGTGGCACGCCTTCTTTGGTCTTGTATCTTATCCTTCCGGATTCGCACAATTCTTTCAGCCTTTTGAGACCGCCTACTATCGAAGCTGCTTCGTATTTCCCGAAAGACTTGTTGTTTAAGACGATTTTCAATACATCTTCGTTTATCATAAGCATTTTATTTTAAGCAGATAATTGCCGAGAAACCCGGATATTCTGTTGCTGATACCCGGTATTTCACGTCCATTTTGTTTTTAAGTGTCCCGATCAAGCGGAGGTCACGATTGCGCCGTGATGCTTCCAGCTTGATTCCGTTGTGCCGTTTCTTGTCATAGGGAACCTTGTAGATGTCCCCTTTCTTCATTTCGTCAAAAAGACGTACTGTCTGGTAGTTTTCGTCTACTGTAATTTCTCTTACCATAGTTTAAAAATTTGATTGTTTGCTGGCAGAACGGGACTCGAACCCGTGACCTTTTCGCAACCCTACGAAATGTTCTACCGCCTGAACTATCTGCCAATGAAAATGCCGGACTTTCATAGCCCGGCATCTACCCATTTTCAAACCATAAAAACTAATCTACTAAGCCAGCTAATGACTTGACCATGTTCTTGAAGTTGTCAAACTTCGATTCAATCTTTTTCTCTTCTTCCATGTAATACAGCATTGATTTTCTGTATTCTTCTGATTCGCGTTGCAGATTCTGTGTGTATGCCACGAGTTCATCATGCGTCATACCCTGTAATTCTTCATTTGTTTTCATGTCTATTCTTTTTAATGTTCTTGATTTCTGTTTCTATCTCCTTATCGAACAGCTCTCGTCTGTCCAGTTCTCGCGAACGTGCCGCCAGAATGGCACTGATGTCCGCAAATTCATCACAGATGCTTTTTATTGTTTCTTGCAGCTCGTTCATTGTCTAGTCTGTTTGCGATTGAAAAACCAGTGATTATAAACCCGACAAATCCTATCCAGTACATAGCAGACAGGTCTTGATTGAAGTGCATTACCAGAACGGACAATGCACAGAGAAAAAGTAGTATTTTCATAACCGTGTGTATTAAATATCGCTCCCGTGGGCGTTCCGGTGGTTGCCTTACTGCTTATCAAAGGTCTGGTAAGCCACGGGTATATATAGTTCATGCTGGTGTCTAATCAGTGAAGATTGTCTTTGTAGCCGACCTACGGCCACCTGCAATCGTATAAGTCGTTTTTGTTCTCACGGTGATTAATGCGCTGCGTTCGCCTATTGTCAGTCCCTTACTCACATCCTTTTCACCGTGCCGCTATCGCTACTCAGTCGAACCCCTTTTGCGTTAGGTGTAGCGGTACACCTAAAATTTTCATCATGTCAAAGAACCAATCAAGTAGAACCCTGCCCGATTCTCGCTATCGGTTGCCGTTCAGTCCGTCAGCAGGGTAGGTGAGTTACCAGTGCGTCACTGCCATGCCTTGTGATAACTGAAGGTTGATGTAGTCCATGCCATCATCTTCAGGCAGGTTGTATTCTTCAAGAAGGGCTTCGTATTTGTCCACCTCTTCAGTAAGTGCTTTGATGTATTCTTGCTTGCTGTCAGCATTGAAAGCCCTGCATAAAGTCTCTTCATCTGCGTTGTAGGCGAAGTTCAGGTCTTTGTACAGCCCGTCAAGTTCTTCTTCGATTTCGTGGCGTGTCATAGTCATGCGATGTTTAAAAGGTTAGCTTTCTTGAAGCATCTGTATTCTTGTCTCTCTGTGTCGAAGTACACCTGGACGGTGTCGTTCTTCTTTCTGTTGTCACCTGATGTTGCAGGTATCAGGTTTTCTTTCAGTGTGCCATAAGCCTCTCTGACGCTGCCATCTACCTTTTTGAAGTAGAACTTTACAATTCTTTGCTTCATTGCAGCTTTCAGCTTCATGTTTGCCCAGGCTACTTTCAGTGCTTCACTCATTGTAAATCCGTTTCTCTTTACCAACTGCCATGCAAGGCTCATAATCTCGTGTAATACATTTCTTTTCATAATCGTGTGTTTTATAAATGAATTTACTATCTTTGTTTCGTATCAGTGTTACGTTTCTGATGCAAATGTACTAATATTATTGATATATCACTGATATTACAGTGAAAATATCAGTGATATTAACTTTATTTTAGTTTTACCTCAATAATATTACTGATATGTATGATTTAAAAGGATTCAGACAAGCATTCGGACTTACACAAAAAAATATTGCAGATATTCTTGAGTGTGGTCAAGCCAATATTTCGGGTATGGAAAAATCTATGAGAGATTTAGAACCTGAACAATACAAGAAGTTATGTGCACGCTTTGACGTTGCATCTGTAGACAAGTTCAAAGTATCAGACTTTATTCAAGAGAATAAGAAAAAAGAATCAGAGCCCCACATAAGTTTTTCAGAAGGTGTACCTTATTATAATGTAGATTTTATAGGAGGCTTTGATATTGTCTTAAATGATCAAACAACTAAACCTGAGTATTTAATTGACTTCAAGAAATATAATGAGGCAACCTGTTGGTGTAATGTTACAGGACATTCTATGGAACCTGAGATCACACATGGAGATATTATAGCATTAAAAAAAATTGAAGATATCTCTTTCCTCCCTTTGGGTGAGGTATATGCTATTGTAACAACAAATGGGATGAGGACGATTAAGAGATTAGGCCCGTCAAGTGATCCTAAATGTTATACTTTGGTTCCTACGAATAAATCTCCAGAATATGGTATTCAGGAACTTCCTAAAAATATGATAGAACATATCTTCCAGGTTCTTGGTTGTATGAAAAGATTATAACCATGAGATTCAATCAATACCTTTGGAACTTATACAAGAACTCTCCAGACGGGAAGTCTGCCATATCCAGTTTTTCTGACAGAAAAGAGTGGATTGAGGAAGAACGTCTGTTCGAGAAGTACAACCCGAAAATCAAGGACGGATTCAATTCTGAAATGATTTGCGGGATACTAGAAGATTTCTGGTGTTACAAAGTATCAGAATATGAAGGTACAATATTAAAATCCCTGGATGATGCCGGAAAGCTGTATGAGGAAATTATATCCACGGGTCTGACAATAGAATCAGAACAAGTCCTAAAGATTGGTGACTTTGACCGGATGCTTGAACTTATTCCATTCCTGTCAATGGAGTTGAACTATTTGTTCGGAGAATATTTCTTCCCTTATATCTATGTAGATGAGTTCTATCAGCTTACAAGGCTTGCGGACTACTTTGAAATAGAACTTCCTACAATTCCAAAGAAACCTGATTATAAAGCCAGATGTATGTATTACTGGGAATTATGTAAGGTGTTCTACAAATTCAGGACGGAGAACGGATTGTCACCTGACGAATTTAGTGCTTTCATGTATGATTATGCTCCGAATGTTCTTGGTACAGAAGAAAAAGGTAAAATGCCCCAACCATCGGCTGCATGGTTCATTGGTGGATTGATTGAAGGATATGGTACTCATTGGACTACCGGATTCTGGCAGACAAACATAGACACTAAGAGGGGAGATATTCTTGTTCATTATGAGACTTCTCCTGTGAGTGCCATTACTTGCCTGTGGATTGCGCAGACCGATGGAGTAGTAGACCCATTCTTTCACTATTATAGCAATACATATATCGGAGACAGGATAGCTATACCTAAGATTTCATTGAAAGACCTAAAAGCTGATGGATACTTTTCAAACCATCCACTCGTAAGGAAAAATTTCCAAGGAGTTAACGGGTGGCCGGTTACTGGAAAGGATTATTCTGAACTTCTTCGTATGCTCGCGGCCAAAGGGTTTGATACGTCCGCACTTCCACAAATCTACACACCTTCATTGCCGGAGGGAGTAACTGTGAATAATGAAAGAGATGTTGAAGTGAATTTATTGGAACCTTTGTTGAATAGTATGGGGTGGTATGAGTATAAGGACTACATCCGTCAGTTGCCAATCCATGCAGGAAGAGGGCACCGTATTTTCCCGGATTATGCGCTTCATTATGACAACAAGCCAGAAGATGAAAAGGCAAAGGTGTTGATTGAGGCAAAATATCACATGAAGAATAATCAAGAAATAGAATCAGCCTTTCTTCAGGCATTCTCTTATGCCAAGTTACTTCTATCTTCGGTGATTGTTTTGTGTGATAAAGAATGTATTCTTGTCTATGAGAGTAAGGAAGGATTCAGCAGGAGCCGATATAAGAAGTATTATTGGGAAGACATGAGAAATCCTGATTTATATAACGAATTAAAGAACAAACTAACTATCTAAATCCATGAAGAAAATACTGCTGACTATACTGGCAATATCATTGTTTGGCTGCGGAGGAAACAAGCCATCCCAGGAACAGAAGGATAAAGCCGACAGATACGTTCAGAGTCTTGTGGATGCCGATATAGGAATCTACAAAGGCGAACTGACCGACGCGAACTTTCTCATCCTTGCCGTAGACGCTTATTCTGGAGCAAATTTTGATGCTTATGCACGTACATACCTGGAAGAAGCACAAGGTAAAGGACTGGAGATAAAAGGAGTCTATATTGTAGACATCAAGAACTGCCAGTTCGGCGATGGCTGGGTATCCGGTGACAGGATAGGGAAGGCATTCAAGTAGAAAAAATGTTCTAATGAGTATCCTTATTCAGCTTAAATTTAATCATAAACAACTGATACACAGTGGTTTTATATAATTCTTAGATAATCATTCGTAATGAGGGAGATTCAGTAAATAGTATAAAATTAGCCAACTAATTCATACACAAAGTATTGCGAAT